TTTGCCAGCGCCGAGACGGAGCCGAAATGCTTGATTGCTTGTGATTTGGTCATGCCGACCTCCTTTTGCTTACTCATATTCAAGCATGCTTGTGTTTGCAAGGCAAGCATGCTTGACAAGCTCTCTTGTAGATTGCTCGCATGAAAATTACTGATCGAATCCAGAAGCTGGTCGTGACCCGAAAGCCTGAGATAGGGGCGCGCAGCTTCAAGCGCGATATCGCAACGACCTGCGGCGTCAGCTATGAGGCTGTGCGCCAGTGGTTTGCTGGCGACACAAGCAACATCAAAAATGAACACCTGATTTCCATTGCGGAAGGCTATGACACCTCGGTGGACTGGCTGCTATCGGGTCGAGGCGAGCCTCCTCGCAGAAAAGACTCGCCGCCGTCGATGGATGCTGCTGACACCAAATCTGCCGCCGATATCGTGCGGCAAATGCTGGAGAAGCACGGCAAGAGTCTGACCGAGGACGCACGCAAGATGATTGCGAACGCAGTAGAAGAGACCGCGGTGCAGCTCAAAACTGGAAACGTCATCCAGGTTGATTTTTCACGCCCTGGGCAGGTTGGTGACGAGGTTTGGATTGCTCATTACGACGTCCGGGCGGCTATGGGCGGCGGCCAGGTTCCTGGCGACTATCCAGAAGTGCTACAGGACATACGAGTAAGTCCGACACATCTTCGACAGATGGGCGTGGAGTTCACCGAGCACTATCACCTCAAGGTCATAACGGGGTGGGGCCAATCAATGACCCCCACCATCAAGCACCGAGACCCCTTGTTGGTGGACGTCAGCATTCGGGAGTTTGTTGGCGATGGGATCTACCTGTTCTCGCACGACCAAATGCTTTACATCAAGCGCTTGCAGAAAAAAGGCCGCGATCATTTCAAGATGATCTCAGACAACACAAATCATCCTCCAGAGGATATTCGGGTGGATGACACATACATCCAGGCGCGGGTGCTGCTGGTGTGGAATGCTGCGTTGGTATGACGTAAAGCCGATCAGTAGGTAGAAGAATAAACGCACTTATAGCGAAAAGGAGCTTCAAATGGCGTTAATAGAAGATGGAACCAAGCTCGATCACGTCAAAGCAGACAATTTCATTAACGAGCACGTTGATCAATTCGTCGGGATCGCCTTCACCTCAGGAAATGAATTGAAGGTTGCTATAACATTCGGAAGGGATTTGATGGACCTTGCGTTTGAAACTTTTACCGCTATGCCAGGGCATGAAAACGCTTTCAATACGACCGTTCCGCCTGAGGCATATACTCTCTCACGGCTCGACGTCGCGCAGCTATCGATGCCAATGGAGACCGCAAAGCGACTGAGGGATCTGCTGAACTCACTCATTGATGCGCCTCAGCCTACGTTCATTCAACGTCCCGGCCAGTAAGTCATGAGCAGTGCCGTGCTCTATGGTATGTCGGCGAGTGCGACATCATGCGGACCCAGCTATGCTGCTACATCACCAATGGCAAGCTCCATCGGTAAAGCAGTTGGTACAAAGGCTGGCTACGTAATAGGCAAAATCGCAGAGGAAATTGGTCGATTCGAAACCAAGACCAGCCCGACAAGCGGGTCTCACGACGATATTTTCTCATTTATGATGCTCGCCTCATCACCAGGCATTGAAAAAATCATCCGCGTGATGGATTTTTCAGCAATAGAATTTTCTTTACGCGATGCTTTCGAAGAGGCACAAATGGCCGCAGGGACGAAAGGCATGACAATAAACGTTGAGGGTTGGCAACTGATCTTGAGTGCCCTGGCAATCCTCGGCGGTTCCTATTTTTTCGCATGGGACTCGCATAAATCACTGCTAACTGAGCTAAACAGCTTACGTACCGATATGCGCGATGACAGAAAATCTTTTGATGACGACCTGAAAAAGCTCATCTCTGAACTCAAGGCCGAGCGCGAATCGGATCGCCAGCAAGCAAATCTTAATAACGAAGCAGTAACGGCTGAACTGATGAAAATTCGTGAAGCTCAGGGCGCCACAACCGAAGCGCTTAAAAGTCTTCGAAAATGATTCACCATGTTAGATAAGCCCGGCCCAGTGCCGGGCTTTTCTTTGCCTGTCAGAAAGGCGCCTCCTCCTCTGCCCTTTCGACAACCTCAATCGGTCGATCCTCCTCGGCGCACGCCTCCCACCTCAACGTAACCGTACCATCGTCGTTGAACGTCATTTCGATGCCGTCCGTTTCTGATAGCACGCCAATAACCTCATCCCACTCTCGCTCACCATCGGTGTCCAGCCGGTGAATCGTCACCCAGCGCTGTAGCTGCGCTATGGGGTGATTGATCATGTTCGACACTCTCAAGCCAAGCCGCTCAATCCCTGCCATCTCACCGTCCCGCCGGGAACCGTGATTGGCCGATATCTGCTCCATACCCCCTCCTGCTCTTATGCTGTATATCCATACAGTACGAAAAATAAATACAAGCGTGCTTGCATTCAAAAGACAAGCATGCTTTTATAAATGCAAGCCGACTTGCAAAGCGAAACACAAGCAAGCGGCCAGGGCCTCAACAGGCCCGCCGCTCTTTAACAGCTCAGGATCCTCGCCATCGACTACCCCGGGTTTCATCCGGTAAGGGCGAGCAACAAATAGTCGATGCCATGCCAGCTCTGGAACTGGCCGTGCTCCCACATGTGAGTACGCGAAACCACGCAAGCCACCCGATGTGACGCCAGATGCGGCAGCGGGCAGCGAGAGGACTCCGGCGATGCGCGTGGCGGAGAAAACAGATTTCACTGGCTGGCCTTGGCGACAGGGCCAGACGGGAAATCAACCGAGGGCAGAACGATGCGACCAGTTATGACGATGAAGACGCTCCACGATGATCGGGGGCGCCGGACAGGGCTAGAAGACGCGGCCGAAGGCAGGTTTCACGGTTGGGGCGTTGAGTACGAGGAATTCGAAAACGGCCCGGGCAACTACACCGTGGCCATCATCGAAATGCCGGACGGCTCAGTCCAGACGCTGGCTCCTTTTCTGGTCCGCTTTTTGGACGGCGAGATTGCGACGAGCGAGGCCATGGATTACGCACTCGCGAACCTGTTGATTGTCGGCTGAGCATCGCGGAAGCCCGTTCACTGAGCGGGCTTTGGGATGACAACCGAGGGTTACGCGATGAACCAGATTTCAATCGTTGGCTATGAAAGCGAGTGCAACTGCGAACACTGCGGGCGCTCGTTGAAGCACGGAATCAAACTGAGCGACGGTCGAATCGTCGGTGCTACTTGTCTCGACAAGAAACTGACCAAGCCGCGCAGCTACCAGGGCAAGCAGTACCGCTTCGGCGCCGAATTCATCGTGAAAATCGCGAAAGTGGTCGAGTACTACTCGCCAGCCAACTGGTCGCGCTTCGGCGTTTCGGCGTCGTCTGCAACCTTCGAGGCAGCCGCATGAAGACCAGACAAAAAATTGGTGATGCAAAGCTCAAAGGCGACGGCCGCGACTACTCGCGAATGGTGCTTGCTGCTTTTGACCGGCTTCAAGATGAGGATGAAGCAAATCGCATCGTTGAGCTGAATCAGCGTAGGCGGGAAGTAGAAGAAAACGCCAAGAAGCGCTTCTGATCAACCAGCGCCAACGTCAGCCTGACGCAAACTGCCCGAGCACCTGGTCCTCCCCAGCACCAGGCCGCATCGGACTGACACTTTGCACGGAGCCTTCCGGAACCGGAAGCGTAGCCGTGATAACGGAGTGTCAGCCCGATGCGGACGAAACTGCGGCCTATAACCGCCCACCTGCATCACCGCAACACGCAGATGAATGCCCGGGCTGACGCTGAAGAGCGCACCTACTACCGCTGGATCGACAAGGCATCCCAACTGCTCGGCCACCAAGTCGCCCTGGGCTCGCAGGAAGAAAGCGACCTGCATGACTTCTACGCCGACGGCTGCACCCCGGACGAGGCCGTAACTGAGCTGCTGGCTCTGCAAGCTTTGGAGGCGGCATGAACAAGGTCCTTCGCATCACCCTTGCCGGCGAGCGCGAGGAGTTCGCCGACAGCGACCTGGCTGCATGCATTCGCGAGGCGAATCGCATCAACACCGAGCGCGGCTACACCAACGGCGTTTGCGTGGTTGAGCTGGAAGACGGCCAGCGTATGACGGCGGCTGATTGCAAGGCTGCAGCATGACGGACCTTTTCACTGATGCCCATCCAGAGCGGTGGACATTGGGAAAACAACCGGAGCAAAACGAGATGATCATCATCGAAGACGACTTCACAAGCGGTGCGCAGGTGAGCATGCAGATGGACAAGGATGCGGGCGAACTATTCGTCTTCCACTGCCCTGCCGGCCAAGGCTGCAAAGTCAACAAGTGGCCGCTGGATAGCCACCACATGCCGATCGCAGTAGCGTATTACGAGCAATGCTGCGAGCTGGAGCGCGCAGTCTGAACAACCAGCGCCACGGCAGCCTGTCGTTAACTGCCCGATCACCTCGAAAGAGGCTACATCGGAATGTCGGCGCCCCATGAAAAAAGCTGATCCAAGCCAACTGTTTGTATGCGAATGGGCGGACGTAGTTAGGCATCTTGGTCAGGACCGACATTCCAATGCAGCTTCAAATCACGGTTGTAGAAAAAATGAATTAGCGACCTGCCCTTCCGGTCAAGAATTATGAACGTAGTAAATCTGACGAGGTGACAGCAATGACTATCCAAGCAGAGACACTCGTACAACTGACCGAAGCGCTCCAAGAGCGAGGGATGAATCTGGTTTCAGATGTTCATTTCACTCGCGCGCCGTACCGGCACAATCACCGCTGGATCTGCATCGTAGAGTGACACCGCTCTTTGCCGGCGGCTTGGACTAAGCCCCCGCCGCCGGCCCCTCTTCCCCCCGCCACACCGTTTTCCCCTTCTGCACTATCCGACACCACCCGAATGCACTCCCCTCTGCGCCCAACGGCAACCAGCGGAGCGGATGAGTGCATTCGAGTTCTGTTGGATCAACACTCCGTCCGCCTGGAGGCGACCATGCACGCAGCACTGAATATCTGTCAGGCCGTTCACGACGCGAAGCTGCCTCCTCCGGTGAGCGAGACGCGGGAAGAGGTCGCGCGGGCTGAGTGGCTGTACAACGCGGTCGAGGACCTGCTCCGGGGCATGGATGTGAAGTTCCAGCGTCGGATGCGCCAGCCTCAAGGCGTGACCGTGGCCGACCTGGCCCTGGCCGTGGATGAGCACGTGAACGGCCGGCTGGCGGACTGCAAGGTTCAAACCCCTGCCCTGGGATGGCTGCTGCTCTCATCGGGCCGGCCGGACAAGAACGCCATGGCCGAACTGCTCGGCCGCAGTGATCACCCATTGGGCACGCTTGGCGAGATTGCAGAGGGCCTACTCCGCCCCCTGGTCAATGACGCCATGATCGCCCAGGCAGAGGACAACGAGCTGTGAGCGCTCACATCGACATCGACCAGGCCCTGGAAACCCTTGAGCACACAAGTGCCAAGGACTTGGACGACTCGCTGGCTGAAGGGCTGATCATCCGCCACTTCACCGCTGGCGACATCACCCCTGAAGAATTCAAACACTACAGCGCCCGCCTGCTGAAGATCAGTCGGCAGCGCAAGGAGTTGTCATGACCACGCCAATCCATAAGTCGCTGATCGATGAGCAGATCGCCGAGATCGAGCGGAGCCTGACCATCCTCGGTGCTGGCTTGCCGCGCGAACTTCCTGTGGCAGCACTGCCGCCGAAGCTGGTAGCAGCTATCAAAGCTGGCCGGGTTGAAGTGAGGGCTCGGCCATGAAAGCCCTCACATGGATCCTCACCGCCGGCCTCCTCATGACCATGCTGGCCTACACAGTGGTCAGGGATCGCCATGTTGCTTGTCAGGTGCCTCAGCTCTCACAGGTGCTGCGATGAGCGGCGAAGGTGCCAAGAAGCGCCAGCAGGCACTCGCCAAGCGCTGCGCAAGGCTTCGGCGTCAAGGGCTCAGCCTCGGCGGGATCGCAAGCATCACAGGCGTTGACCGGGACAAAGTCGCCGCCCGCATAACGCTGGGAGAAAGGTTGCTCAGCCTGGAGCCGTCATCATGACCAAAATCCAACGCCTGCGCAGGCCCTACACCTGGCGCGGATCAGCAATCGTCCTTCTTCTCTGCACGGCCTGGATGCTCGCAAGCGCCTACGCCGATCGCATCACCTCCTAACTCACACCTCCAAGCGCTGCGCACGTCGCGGCAAGGATTCGCTCGTGTCCGCAAATACCGAACTGGCCGTAGTGCCGCCAGCAGAAACCGCCCTGGCCGTCTACAGCGCGCCGACCGGTCTGGAGCCATGGCTTCAGCAGATCCGCACCGAGATCGACGGCTTCACACCTGACATCACCACCCGCAAGGGCCGCGATGCCATCGCATCGATGGCCTACAAGGTTGCCAGGTCCAAGACTGCCCTGGACGACGTCGGCAAAAAGCTCGTCGCCGAGCTGAAAGAGGTGCCGAAGAAAATCGACGCCGAGCGCAAGCGCGTGCGGGACACCCTGGAAGCCTGGCAGGAAGAGGTTCGCCGGCCGCTGAACGAGTGGCAGGCAGCCGAAGACGCCAGGGTCGACAAGCACAACGACGGCATCGACTGGCTGAAGAATCGTGACGACATGCTCGCGGAGTTGACGTCGGAGCAGATCAAGCAGCGCATTGCTGAAGCTGAAGCCGTTGAGATTGGCGCCCATTGGGAGGAATTCGAGGCCGAAGCCGCCCGGGTGAAGGACAAGGTCCTGGGTATGCTGCGCGTCGGGCTCGCCAAGCGTGAGGCCTTCGAAGCGGACCAGGCCGAACTGGCTCGGCGCCGCGCCGAAGATGAAGCGCGTGAGAAGAAAGAGCGCGAGGACCGCATCGCCAGGGAAGCCGCCGAGCGCGCCACACGCGAAGCCGAAGAGAAAGCCATGCGGGAGCGCGAAGCAGAAGAACAGCAAGCCCGTGATGAAAAAGCAGCGGCGGAAAAGCGTGAAAACGACCTGAAGCTGGCCGCCGCCGAAGCCGAGCGCAACGCCGAGCAGGCCAAGCGGGAGAAGATCGAGGCGGACCAGAGGGCCGAGCGCGACCGACTGCAAGCAATCGAAGATCAGAAGCAGGCCGTTGAAAAAGCACGCCTTGATGAGATTGCCCGCCAGAGAGCTGCAGCTGACGAAATCCTGCGCCAGGAGCGGCTGCGCGAGGCTGACAAGGCGCACAAAGCCAAGATCAACCGCGCCGCGCTGGAAGCCTTCATCGCCGGCGGCATGACCGAGGAATGCGCGAAGCAGGCGATCACTCTGATCGCCCAGCGCAAGATCCCAGCCATTTCCATTCAGTACTGAGGAGCCCACCATGGCACAGGAAATCATTCTGCCGGAACAACGCCGCCAAGCCGTGGCGCCGATCAAGTCGGACAGCAGCATACTGGCTGTTATCAGCCGGGCCGCCGCCGACCCAAACTGCGACATCGAGAAGATGGAACGGCTGCTGGTCATGCATGAGCGGATGCAGGCCCGGGACGCCGAAGCGGAGTTCAACGCCGCTATGGCTGCCATGCAAAGCGACATCCCAAGCATCGCCGAGCGCGGCGCCATCGTCGTTAACGGTCAGAAGCGCAGCGATTACGCCACGTTCGAAGACATCAACGACGTCATCAAGCCGATCATGCAGGCCCACGGATTCGCCATTACCTTCAAGGTTGAGAACGTGCCAGCAGGCTTGAGCGTCACCGGAATCCTGATGCACCGCGCAGGGCATCGAGAAAGCACGACTATGTTGCTCCCGCTCGACACCAGCGGCAGCAAGAACGCGGTCCAGGCTGTCGGCTCGTCCACCAGCTATGGCAAGCGCTACGTCATGTCGGCTCTGTTGAACATCACCACTCGCGGCGAAGACGACGACGGCCATGCCGCCGTTCCAAGCGTCACGGTGACACCGGTGCAAGCCCGCCAGCTCCAAGCGCTGCTGGACAAATGCAGTGACAAGGCGAAAGAGGCGTTCGCCAACCTACATGGCACCACGTCAGGCGTAAGCAAGGGCGAGTTCGATAGGGTGTTGGGGCAGCTCACCAAGTCGGCAGCAAAAGCGGAGGCAGAGAATGCAAATAATCAGTGATGTCGAGCAAGGCACTCAGGAATGGCTAGATCTGCGCCTGGGCATCGTTACCTGCTCGGAGCTGGATTGCCTGCTGGTCAACGGCAAAGGCGAAGCCGGGTTCGGCGCTGGAGCGTTCACCTACATGAACACCCTGATCGGCGAACGCATCACCGGCGAAGCCGCTGACCCCTTCCAGGGCAATCGCCACACAGAGCGCGGTCATGAGTACGAAGGCACTGCCCGCGGCCTGTACCGGGCACAGGCGGACGTGACCACGCATCAGGTTGGCATCATCCTCAATCACGGAATTGGCTACTCGCCTGACTCGTTGATCGGGACTGACGGCCTCTGCGAAATCAAAACAAAGCTACCGAAGTTCCAGGTGGAGGTCATCCTCTCCGGCGAGGTTCCAAAGGAACACGTAGCGCAGTGCCAAGGCGGCCTCTGGGTTTCAGAGCGCGAGTGGATCGACTTCGTCTGCTACTGGCCTGGCATGCCTCTGTTCATCAAGCGCGCCTTTCGGGACGAAGTGATGATTCGCAAACTCGCCGAGCGGGTGAAAACCTTTTACGAAATCCTCGACGAGCGCATGAACAAGGTATTGGGGATAGCAGCATGATCAGCAACCACCTCAGCCTGGTCGAGCATAATCGACCACAGTCAGACGCCCTTTCCGACCAGATCGCCCAGTTCCTGGAGGCAGGCGGGCGAATCGATGAATTGCGAAGCCCACCGAGCAATCCAATCCCGCCGGCCCGCTCAACCCGGATAGACCCTGAAACGGTCCTCAAGCGCAAACCCCGAAAGCTGACCCTGACTGAACGCCGGGCGCTGCGCAAAATGGCGGAGGCGCTATGAGCAAGCGAAAGCCGTGCAATCGGCGAGCACAAATCGAGCGCAGCATGCGCGCCCTGGTCAACACCAACCACGCCGCAGTGATCAATATCGACCCCAGCGGCTTGCAGGTGATGATCAACTGGAAGAACGGCAAGCAGGTCCTTTCAAAGCCAGTGGCTGACGCGCTCTGTGATGTCGCTCACCGCTGGACAATCTACATCGCAGGCATTTGCGTCCGCCAAGACGGCGCCCAGTACATCAAGTCAATCGACATCAGGCCGGACGGCGTGCACATGGCGGAAAGGCTCTCGGATGTCGTTGAGCATTTCTACGAAGAGGTGAAGGCCGACTGTAACCCGAACCACCGGATCGGCATGGGCTGGCTGGCGGTGCCCGGCGATACGCCGGTACCCGAGGCGCGATTGTCTGCACTTCTGGCTGCCGTCGGCGCCTGGAACCAGGTGAAGGTAGCAGCGTGAGAAGTTTCCGCATCCAGCAACGCAAACGACAGACCTGGCTGGAACTGCCGGCCAGTGGAATTGAGGAGGAAGGCCATGGCCGAAGTACTGGAGCTGATGACGGAAGGGCCGCAACCAACAGCGGAAGCCATAAAGCAAAAGAAAAAGCGCGAGAAGGCGGCCGCTAAGAATGCCGCCTTGGGCATCGAGAAGTTCACGGTTGAGGTCGCCGGCGTTTTCAAACCGGACCTGAAGCGGGTCATGAAAGCCCACGGCATCGTCAACCAGCAGGACGTTCACCAGCGGCTGCTGATGAACCTAATCGCTGCAGACTTCGAGGCTCAGGCCGCAATGCTTCGAAGTGTCGCGACACCTTATGAGATTTCAGAAAAGGTGTCGTTGGCATTTTACGAGAAGAGTATGGCTGAATTGTCGGTCGATCCGGGTGAAGAGATAATCGCGCCGAAACTCGAATAGCTTGATCGCTCAATCTACCCCATCGACATCGAGCAAGTCGCCTTCATCGTCAGTTAGTTCGTACTTATCCTCCGCGGCAACTTTCGCCTCCGACTCACTATCCGCCCAAACCGTACCAAGAGTTTTTCCTTCGAGATAAACGCGCCACTGTTTCATTGCTGCTCCTTTTTCCGGCCCCATGCCGGTCACCTGTAATACCCCAACCCAAACCAGAATGCCACCGTCGATCCCGGACGGGGGAAGGCGCATCGTTGTTTTAAGGGTTGACTGGCGTGTCTACACGTTGACCTGTTTCCAAATCCTCAAGCTTGAAGTCCCACCAGTCTTCACTTGGCACAGACTTGAGGCCGTACTCCCGACCAGCGACTAGGTTAACGTCTCGAATAATCGGTCGTGTCGCCCGGGTCCCTGTCCACTTTTTTACTTCTAAGCGGTGGCTCCCCGCTGTCAATCGATATTCCGTCCGCTGCGTATACACCGCATAGAGAGTATCTGCCCCGTCCACGCTGGCGATCGTGAGCGTTTTCTCAATCGCCCGAATGCCGGCGGTTTGAGAGTTTGGCAGCCCTTCTGCCGCCTTTTCTGTGTACGACTTGCACCCAGCTGCCACCAACAACGTCGCGACACCGAGAATCCGTAGTCCTCGAGCAAACTGCATAACCTGCCTCGTCCATCCGCAAAATTGCTCTATTCAATCCCATCAACTATCAAATTGCCACCCTAGCTCACGGAGGGCGGCGTCTGCATTGGAGACCACCATGACGATCACCGCGCCAAGCCCCACGCCTTAGCCCTCGAGAACCAACACGATATCGATTGCGTCGGTCGATCCTTCAGGGAGACTCTCCGGAATCGTTGAGACAACCCTAGCATCATGGATCCCCCCGCCAACAAGATCGATTGTTGCTTCCCCAGGCCCGGTTTCGTTCGACCCGAATCCATATTGTCCCGACTTCAGGCTAACGGTAAAAACACCACCACTCGATCTAACTAGATACAGCGGCGGGACCCCTTCGCGTTTCCTGTAGATCAAATGGTCTGAGCCGCGACTCACAAAAAGACTTTGTATTTCCTGGTGTGACGGCATTGCTGTCTCCCTGATCCGGCCCCATGCCGGGCCATCAACCAATAGCCCATAAACCCACTTCACGCCACCCTGGCGAGGATCAACTATGTCGGATTCAAAACCGCGTATCGTGTGCCAGTTCAGTTGCGGTGCTGCTTCGGCGATAGCGACCAAGCTGGCCCTGGCACAGTACGGCGCGACACACGACGTGCAAATCATCAATGCCTTCCTGCTCAACGAGCATGAAGACAACCGGCGGTTCTTGCTGGATTGTCAGGAATGGTTCGGTCAGGAGATCGTGCAGCTGCGCGACGAGAAGTATGGCGCCGACATAATTTAGGTTTTCCGGCGAGAGCGCTTCATCAAAGGCCGCCACGGCGCGCCATGCACCAAGCTATTGAAGCGGCGGCTGCTCGACGCTTGGAAGCAGCCAGGCGACGTGATGGTATTTGGTTACACCATGGAAGAAGTAGACCGCCTGGAAGACTTCCGCGACCGAAACCCAGATCGTCCTGTAATTGCGCCGCTGATTGACGCGGGCCTAGGGAAGGAAGATTGCAAAGCAATGATTCTTCGGGCCGGCATCGAGCTGCCCTTTATGTACCGCATGGGATACGACAACGCCAATTGCATCGCCTGCGCGAAAGGCGGCGAGGGATATTTCAGGGCGATTCGCGAAGACTTCCCCGAGCAGTTCGAAGAGCTTTGCAAAGTTCAAGACGAGCTTGGCCCAGGCAGCTACCTGCACCGTAACCGCACAACGAACGAGCGGTTTTCGCTACGCGAACTTGGCGACGGGCCAGTGCGCCGCAATGAAAAATTGCCCGCGTGTTCGTTTTTCTGCGAGCTGGCAGAAGCCGATATTATCGCCAGCGCCTAACCACCCATTCTTTACTTTCACGTCAGCCTGGCGAGGCTCCTTTATGCCCCATAACATCAATTATTGGTCGGCGACTGCCTAGAGCTACTCCAACAAATGCCAGACACGCCGACAGCACGTAAATAATATTGTGCTCATCACCCGATACTTCCGTCGATTGCTGACTTAAGGTTTTCAACGAAAACACCTATCTCCTTTCGAGCAGTTGAGAGCAATGTCAGAGCATCGACATCAAAGCCAACCAACTCAAACGTCACCTTGTCGAACTCTCGAAATCCTTTTATAGGTATGCCGTAGTCAGCTTCAATTTCCACTAGAGGTCTTTCGTTAGAGATTGTAAAGGGGCTACCTCTTTCAATAACTAAGCCGTTATACGCGCCGCCATCAATCGTTACTGACGCACCACCTACAACCAGAAAGCCACCAATGCTTGTTTTAACGGTTCCAGAATTAACCCTGCGCTGCTTAACCAGCTCCCTATGTTTTGTAGCTGCAGCGATCTTGCATAAGGTTTCTAGCCAACAGCTATTTGCTTTATGGGGCTGGATACTCTCAACAATCACGTACAAGTCAGGCCTCTGAGTTTCCAGTCCGTTCAAATTGCCTTTTACATTCTTGACGAAACTAGCTTCATCCTGACCAAAAGGAAAATATCCTGAAAAATATTTTGTTGAATAAGTTTCGTAAATTGTATGCGCAGAGTAATCCAAAACACTTCTGAGATCTGAAGCGATGGACTTTACTAGCGACCTCAGCGCGGTTGCTTGCCTTTCATCGAATCGAGCCAATTGATAACTATCTTCTAACTCAGCGAGGTTCCTATCCACAGCTGAGAACAACTCTTTTATATCTTCATATCTTTCCATCAGAACCCCGCAAGATAATTGATACACAATTTCACCTTGCACAAATAGCCCATTTCACAGATTCATGCCAGCCAGTGAGGCTTCTCCATGGAAATTACTTACGGCTCGGTCTGCTCCGGCATCGAGGCGGCAACACTTGCATGGAAGCCGCTCGGTATGCGGGCCACCTGGCTGGCCGAGATTGAGCCCTTCCCATCGGCGGTCCTGGCCCATCACTACCCCGACGTGCCGAACCACGGCGACATGACCAAGCTGGCCACCCTGGTGCTGGCCCGCAAGATCCCTGCACCGGACGCCTTGGTCGGCGGCACACCCTGCCAAGCGTTCAGCGTGGCCGGCATGCGCGAAGGCCTTGCCGACCCCCGTGGCGCCCTCACCATCAAATACGTGGAGCTCGCAGATGCAATTGACCATGTTCGCGCCATTGACCGAAAGCCCCCCGCCATCGACGTCTGGGAAAATGTCCCTGGCGTCCTCTCCGACAAAGGCAACGCCTTCGGATGCTTTCTTGGGGCGCTTGCTGGGGAAGACAGCGAGTTGTTCCCTCCAGGGAAAAGGTGGGCGGACGCTGGTTGTGTGTATGGACCCAAAAGAACAATCGCATGGCGGATCCTGGACGCCCAATATTTCGGCCTGGCCCAACGACGCCGTCGTGTGTTCGTTGTCGCAAGTGCTCGAGCAGGGTTCGATCCCACTGAGATACTTTTTGAGCGAGAAAGCGTGCGCCGGGATACTGCGCCGCGCCGAGGCGAGGGGCAAGACGTTGCCGGAACCATTGCGGGTGGCGCTCGAAAAAACGGCGGATATAGCGCCGACGATACCCCTCACGTAACAGCAGCTTTAACGACGAACCCATATGGTGACCATGAGTCGAGAGAATCCCTCTTGGTGTTCGGAGGGAACAACACCAGTGGCCCAATTGAGGTGGCTCCAGCACGTAATGCTTGCGCCAGCGCCAGCGGAAGGATGGACTTCGAAAGCGAAGCCTTTGTAGTGCACGGCACGCAAGACCCATGTGTCAGCATCGATCAGGCACACGCCCTAGGCCGAAACAGCGGCCAGGAAAACGCGGTGCTGCCTTTCTCCTGCAAGGATCACGGCGCTGACGCAGGGGAGATTGCCCCCACCCTGCGCGCAATGAATCACTCAGGAGGCCACGCCAACGCTGGAGGCCAGGTCGCCGTCTGCATCACTGGCGATGTCACTCACACACTGAAGGCGGATGGCTTTGATGGCAGCGAGGACGGCACCGGCCGCGGCCAGCCGATAGTCGCCGCGTTCGCCGAAAACTCTCGCGCCGAACTCCGCTACGAAAGCGGGGATGGTTCAATCACCGGTTCGCTCAGTGGTGGCGGCGGTAAAGCCGGCCAGGGCATGCCAGCGACGCAGGTCGGTGCATCCGTCCGCCGACTCACTCCCCGCGAGTGCGAACGCCTCCAGGGCTTCCCCGACGACTACACGCTGATCCCTTGGCGCGGCAAGCCCGCCAAAGATTGCCCGGACGGGCCACGCTACAAGGCGATCGGCAACTCCAAGGCCGTGCCGGTAGTTCGCTGGATCGGCCAGCGCATCCTCAAGCAGATCACACCCAGCCCGTACGGATGATCACGTCAGCCAGGCGGATCACAGCGGCGATCAGGTTTATCCATTCGGTCAGTCGTTTCATTTGCTGCACTCATGCTTCAGGAGTCCGCATATTGCCCGTGGCGACAGCGGATCATGACCGTCTTCACGCCTGCCAACTACAACCTCCCACTCCACCGCCCGGGCCTGGCCCGGCAAGGACTCCCTATGCCTACAGAAAACATCATCGACTGCCCGGCTCTGCACAAGCGCAGTAAAAGCTACCCGTATGGCGATCGTGTTCCGCGAACTGTCAGGATGTTCACGACCGTAACGGCTGATCCGATGCCTGGAGTTGTGTCCGCACTCTTGCAGGGTGATTCCCCAATCTGTCAGGAAGGGCAGATCTTTTCTGTGTGGACGAACAGCCACGGCGCGGGCGCGGCGGTGTTACCAAACGGCAAGCACCTCGGCCTTCGCCCGGCAGAGTTCGAGGTCGACACCTGGCATGACCTTTCGCCAGCACCCGCGGTGACGGGAATCACGCTGGCCGCCGCCCGCACCAACCGCTTGTACCTGGCCGGTCCGATGACTGGCTTCGAAGACTTCAACTTCCCCGCCTTCAACAAGATGGCCGCCGATTTGCGCGCCCGGGGATACGTCGTGGAAAACCCTGCAGAGCACGGCGTCGTCGACGGTGCGGAGTGGGCCGACTACATGGCCTACGACCTGACCCGCCTCGGCCTGTGCGGTCAGGTCGCGGTGCTGCCCGGCTGGGAGAACTCGAAAGGCGCCCGGCTCGAAGTACACATTGCCCGCGAGCTCGGCATGCCGGTTGTGAATGCCCATGATCTGTTAGATCAATTACAGGGTGACAGTCAGTCAAGTTAATTGATTTAGAGGAATTATTTCCCAGAGTTTGTCCGAATTTAAAATATCAGTACTACCCCAGGAAAAAAATCTCTGGCTTTCCAATTGCCCCCTAATCCAACCATGATCTTTATTAAGTGTCACCTCAAATAGCAGAATGGTTAATTCATCTTTACTCATATTGCCGATGACGATTTGGAATGCATTTATTTTCAGCTGCTTCGACTGTGACGAAAAACAGATAAAACCAAGAAGATTAGTCGTCGCAGTTATATAAGTCCTGAGCCGTACATCTGGATACAAGCTCAATGAGCTGTAAGCTTGCGTGATGTAGCTAGAGGATGAATTCTGGGAAATATCGCCCAGCTTTGTTTTCATCTCACGTACCAAAACTGCGAAAGCTTCAAAACCCTCTACATTGCCAAGAGCGGGATCATTCCGCTTGTATCCTGCAAAAAGCTGCCTTTGCATGGAAAGCAACTGAAAAAGGCTCGAGTAAAATTGCTGCTCCGAATGATTCTCGCTTTGTGTTCTCAAAGTTATAAGAATGCCCAATACGGAAAGCATTGCGAGAGCTGGTCCTAAAACACCACCGATGTAAGTAGCGAAATCAATCCAATCTTTTCGCTCATTGGATAATGGTCCATGAAACTTAAAAAAATACAGTCCCAATGGCAGCATCACGATCGCAAAAATCACCAAGATATAATAAATATCTTTATTATTTTTAGGCTTCATGGGGAGTTCCGCTCACTAAAATATTCTTCAGAAATATGCAATAGAGTATAGGGCCAATAGCCCGGAAAGTGCTAATTCAATATGCATTTATCCCGCCTAGCATAGAAGGAGCCAGCGAACCTTGGGTGGAGTAAACCTGTACTCCACCCATTCTATAACCCCTTCCCCTATCAAGCCTGCCCATGTGGCGGGATGGAGAGACCATGTCTCAAGTAAAGGAACGACCGATTCTGTTCTCGGCGCCGATGGTGCGCGCCATTCAGGAAGGCAGAAAGACGGTCACGCGGCGCCCGGTGAAAGGAGCAGGCCTGAAATGGCTGGAGGAATTCACGCCTGAATACGTCGCGGAACCGGCCAACGGTCTCTGCCCATACGGCCAGCCCGGCGAACGGCTGTGGGTAAGGGAAGCCTGCCGCTACCCAGCAAGCCTGGACCACTACTCGCCGTCAGCGATCGGCGAAAAGTCGCTCGACGCCGGGTACACCAAACCATGGTGCCCCACGCACTTCGAAGCAGATGGTGCACGCAACGACGGTTGGCAGGGATTCGAAACGCCGCCGGCCGTGTCCGTCCCTGGCAAGCTCAGGC